ACATGCTGGGCGGCGTCCGATCGCAACAGGTGGTGATCGAGATCGTGGTCGCCGATCAGCAGATCGTCGGCGACCAGCTGGCGGTGACGATCCCGGAGACGGACGAAGGCCTCGAATTCACGATCAACCTGATCGAGCGCCAGATCGTTCGCTGCCTCATCGCCAGCGCGGCGCCGTGGTCCGAGCTTTGGCGTCAGCTGGTCCTCAAGGTCGAGAAGATCGAGGGCCAACGTGGCGCCGGCCAGAAGGAGGGGACGCGGTTCGCGGCTCGCCAGCTGGTGTTCACGGTGCAGCCGATCGCGGAGCCAGGTTTCGGTGGGGAGCCGTCTTCGGTGTGGGCCAAGTTCCTGGAGCTGGTCGCCGAGACGCCGGCGATCGCTGCGCTGGAGCCGGTAGTGGCCGCCGCCATCAAGGGTGAAGATCTGCCCGATTGGCGTCAGGCCCAGGCGTTGCTGGGGCTGACCCTGGACGGCATTCGCGGGATCGGCATTGCCCCGGTCGTCGAGGCCGGGCCGCTGGAGGCCGCGGCCGTCCTGCAGGAAATCACCATCGTAGGCGACGACGGCGAGCGGCCGATCGACCCGGAGGCCTAGGGATGCGCGAAGTCGCCGAGCTGATGCGCCGCGTGGCCGAGCTGGAGCGGCGCATGGCCAACACCATGCGCGACGGCACGGTCGAGCAGGTGGACGCGGCGACCAAGCGCGTGCGGCTCCGGATAGGCGGAACGGACGATCAGCCGTTCCTGTCGCCCTGGGTTCCGTATGCGCAGCACGCTGGAGCGCTGAAGATCCACACGCCGCCGAGCGTCGGCCAGCAGATGACCCTGTTCAGCCCAGCCGGCGACCTCCGGTCAGGCCGCGCCATGCCGTTCACTTGGTCGGACACGGAGGCTTCGCCCTCCGACGATCCAGAGCAACACGTCCTGACGTTCGGTGACTTGCGCGCCGAGCTGACGTCGGACGGCCTCCTCCTCCAGGTTGGCGAAAGTCAGATCGAAATCCAGGCGGCGAAGATCCTGCTCAAGGGTCCGTCGATCGTCACGGACGGCGAGACGCGGCTCGACAACGGAAACCGGGCCGTCGTGTTCGTCGGATCGCTAGACGACCGCGGCGACACCAACACCGAGGGTTCGGATCGCGTCTTCGTCTGACGACGATCCTTAGCAGCCATCACACGGGGGCGCTCCATGGCGGGTATCGACGCCACCACCGGCCGCGTGCTGGCCGGCTGGCCGCATGTCGTCCAGTCGATCCAGATCCTGCTGACGACGCGCCTCGGCGACCGGGTCATGCGCCGTTGGGTTGGCGCGGTGACGGCGGCCATCTTGGGCCGCCTGGTGAACCGCCAGAACATGCTGCGCTTGCTGCAGTCGATCGCGGTGGCGATCGAGCTGTTCGAGCCGCGGTTCCGGCTGATCAGTGTCACGCCGACCACCATCGACCGTACCGGCCGCGTCGCAATCGTTCTTGAAGGCCAGTACCTGCCGCGCGGACACCTTGGGGACACGCGCCCTGAGGGCACGCGCCGCATCCAGCTCACCCTCAACGACCAGGGGGTCGTAGCCCTATGACCCGCTTTCTCGCCGAAACCCTCGACCTCTCCCGGCTTCCCACGTTCCAGCTGGTGGATGCCGACTATGACGCGATCATCGCGGCGCGGCTGCTGAGCCTGCAGCAGCGGCTGGCTGACCATGGCGTCGACTACGACGTCGGTGTCCTGGAGACGGATCCGCTAGTGATCCTGGAGCAGGAGGACGCCTATCGGGAGCTGCTGGAGCGTCAGGCGATCAATGACGCCGGCTTGAGCATGACCCTGGCCTTTGCGGTCGGGCCGACCCTCGACCAGCTGGCCGCAACCCTCTTCCCGGACGTCGGGCCCCGCCGCATGGCTGGCGAGGACGACGATCGGTTCCGCCGGCGGATTTCGCTGGCGCCCGAAGCCAAGAGCCCGGGCACGCTCGGAGGATACGAGTATCAGGCGCTGACCGCGGACATCGGTGTCAGCGACGCCCTGGCGCTCAATCACGCCTCCGGCCTGGTCGCGCCCGGCCAGATCCAGATGATGATCGTCTGTGCGACCGGCGCCGACGAAGCGGCGGTCCTGACCAACGTCAGGGCGGCGATCTTCGATCGAGATGTTCAGCTCGCGTCCGACGACGTTCGGGTGCTGGCGGCGACGCCCGTTTCCTATGACGTCACGGCCACGATCTACATCCCGCGCGGTCCGGATCCGACGCTACTCCTGACGGAGATCCAGGGTCGCCTGGCGACCTACGCCGAGGATCGGCGAAGGGCCGGACGGATCGTGGCGATCAGCGGCCTCGACGCCGCGCTTCATGCGCCCGCCGTCGATCGTGTCGCCCGGGCCGCTCCCCTGGCCGACATCGACCCCGGGCCCGCCGGTGTCGCCGTCCTGGGCCAAGTCAACCTGCAGGTGGAGGCTCCTCTTGTCTGACGCGGTTTCGCTGCAGCCGCAGAACGCCACGCCGCTCATGCGCGCGGTGTCGCAGGTGAACGCAGAGCGCCGCCCGATCGCCCCCGGGCCGATCGCGGCTATGTGGGATCCAGCGAAGGCCCCGGCCGCCGTCCTGCCCTATCTGGCCGCCGCGCATGGCGTCTCGGTCTGGCGCAGCGACTGGTCCGATGATCGCAAGCGCCAGGTCATCGCCCAGACGATCACCCTGAAGCGCCGGCGGGGCACCGTCCCTTGCTTTGAGGGACATCTAGGTTTCGTTGACGCTGAGCTGCTGCAGGTGATCTCGGCGCCCAACTTTTCGGTTTCGCGCAACGCCATGACGCAGGCGGAGCGCCAAGCCTGGCTGACGCAGTTCCCGGAGTTGCGGGTCTACTATTTCAGCAACCGAAATCGCCAACTTGGGGTCGCCACCCCCGGCGTGTGGCGAGCGCAATATTGGACGGTGCGGGCAAGTCAGGCGGCAGTGTTTTCCGGCCAACGAGCGGTTATCGTCGATGGGGGCGTTGAGCGCTCCGCTGTCGTGGTGGCCTCCTCGGGCGCCAGCGACTTTGCTCGGACTGTGCAGGTTGCTCTGCCGGCTCCGGGCCGACGATTGGTGCTCGGGCCAGCCTCGGCGGGCTTCATGACGCCGCTCTCTTCGGACGCCTCCGAGACGTTGTTCACCTTCCGACCGGGTTCGGGGGGGCCTGACACCGTGCGGCCAGGTCTGCAGCCGGTGGACGTTGAGCCGACGCACGTTGCGTTGCCTCAGGTCGGCGTCGCCGCGGTGACCGCCGGACAGGCGCTAGCGGGCCCGTTTCGGTTCCTGCAGAATTCGAGGGCGAGGGAAGGGGTCTACGACAGCATTCGGCTGTTCGATCCCGCTCGGGCGCGGGCCGGCAAGTTCCGCCAACGCGGCGGGATGGTCGCTGGCTTCTCTCGCCTTGGTCAGCCGGCCTTTCACCTCGAGCTGGCCGTTGACCTGAAGTTCACGCGACCGAAGGCGCGCCGGTTCCCGAATTTGCCCGGCTTCGTCCAGGCTTTCGATCCGACCCGCACCGAAGAGGCCATGGCCGCGATCCGGGCCGCCAAGCTCGGCCGCGACAAGGTCGAGGTCCGCACCAACCTTTACCGCCGAATTACCGCCGGCGACGGCGTCCCGTTGGACGGGACGCGCCGCCTGGGCCAGATCATCAGGAGCCTTTGATGGAACGCAAACCTCTCTTCCGCGACCGCCAGGAGGTCACGCCCGACGACCTGAACAACATCGGCCTTTTCGCTGAGGCGTCATCCGACCATATCGTCGCTGACGCGATCGAGGCGGGGCGCAAGTTCACCGGCGCGGTCGTCACGCAAACAAGCGCGACCACGATCACGGTGGCGCCGCTTCGCCTCTACTACGACGGCAAGCGCTACATTCGCGATGAGGCGGCCGGCGTTCCGATCGACCTGAACAGCCTGCGTCCCAACCTGCAGAGCAAGATCGTCGCAATCGTGGTCTGGCCCAAGGACATCGAGACGGACGTCGAGCAGCGAAACTTCCTGGTTGATGCCGATACGCTGACCTACTCCAGCACGGCGGTGACCATGGAGGCGCTCCGCCAGGCGCAGGTGGAGGCGGTTGGCGGAGCTGAGGCTGTCGCGCCTACGGCGCCGGTGATCGACACGACCTCGGTCATCGTCGCCACTGTCCTGATGGACCCCAACGGGATCGTGTCGATCACCCGCAACGATGCGGCTGTGCTGCCGAACCTCTCCTCCGTTGCCGACAACGTGGCGGATCTCCAAGCCTCCGACGACGAGATCCGGCCGCAGGTTCAGACCTTGCGCTCTGACCTGGCGCGCCTGTCGTCCGACTTCGCCAGCAGCGGCAATAAGGATCTGTTGCTGAGCATCGCGGCGGATACCGCGCTGATCAAAGCGCGCCTCGATATCCCCGACACCTATGTCGGCTATCGCGGCGTGCCTTTCCTTGATGAAACGTCTAGCGATCCCGCTTTCGCGGGCTACGCGGCGCGGATCGAGGAAGGCTTGCGCTTTCCCTTCGCCGCCCAGGTGGAAACCGAGCTGGCCCTCCTGAACCCGAACGTGCCCGGCGTCCGACTAACCGCCGCTGGTCTGCTCATGCCGGCGTCCACCGATATCGAGCGGCGGATCACCAAGGGTGAAGACGGAACCCTGTCGCTCGCCGATTATTCGAACCTGGACAACCGGACGTTGCTGCAGCTCACCATGAGCCGGTCGCGGATCCGCTACGGCGCCGACTTCGATGTCTCGACCGGCTCCGCCTTCTGGAATTCGGGGACCTATACGGATCGCCTGAACCAGGGGATCCGGAGCGTCTTCGAAAAGGATGGTGAACAGTTCCAAGTCTACGACACCGGCCAGGTGGACGCCGATGGTCACGCGATCGTCAGGCTGTCGCAATTCTGGACCGATGCCGTGGCCAGCCCCTACTGGTCGCGCCTGACCACGGGCGCCAACGTGCTGGGCTATGCCCACATCGAGACGTTCCTGAACCCTCAGGACGCCTGGATTACGGCGTTGGGCCCGCACATGACCGGCAAGCCGGCTGACGGGACGCTGACGATCGGGATCTGCGAGACGGATCGCGGTCAGCCGAACATGGACCGCATCCTTGCGATGACCACGGTCAACGCGGCGGACGTGAAGCTGGTCGGTGACCCGGGCAATCCGCCCAAGTTCCCGATCGAGCCGACCTTCCTGCAGGGCGGCCAGCGGTACGGCTATTTCATCGTCACCCAATACGGCTTCACTATCGGGGTGGCTGATGCGGAGAACGCGGCCGACCAAGGCGTCACCGGAACGTACTACTACGGCATGAACGGTGGGACGTGGTTCGCAAATCCCGACATCCATCTGATCTGGCGCGACTGGCGGGCGTCGTTCGCAAAGTCGACCGTAGACGTGGACTTGCAGGCCCTGCAGTTGGCCGGGGGTGTCCAGGGGATCGACATCCTGGCTGACTCGGTCGTGCCGGGCTCGACGGATCTGGTGTGGAGCGTTCAAGTCGGCGGCTTCTGGAAACCACTGGGCGACGCCGACCCCAGCGTCCTGGCCGCACAGAACCCGTTGCTGCCGCTACGGGTCACGTTCGTGGGAACGCCTGACGTTATGCCGGCCATCCGCATGACGGGATCCCGCGCCCGGGTGTCGAGGTTGGCCACGGCACTGAAGCACGTGACCCTGGCCAAAGCCTTGGAGACCAACACGTCGTCCATCGTGGAGAAGTACCGGTTGCGAGGTTACGACCCCGCGCACCACACCTTCACGCCGACCGTGCGTCGGGCTGATGGGACGATCGAGACGGCCGATACCTTGACCAGCGTCACGCAGCCGGACGGGGTGATTGAGAAGACGGCCACCTTCAACCTGGGTGCGCCAACCAACTCCT